TTTGCGGCTTTGAACGTCCCGCCCACCAGCAGCGTGCCGCCGGCTGCAAAGGCGGCTCCCATGGCCGCGTCCTTAACAGTCTCCACCAGGGGCTTTTCAGAGCCACCCAGCGCCGATGCCGTGCCGCCAGCGAGTTCCATGGCGCCGGTCGCAGCACCCGCACGGGCAGCCCCTCCCAGCAGGCCAGCGGCAGAGCCACCCGTCTTCGCGATTATGATCATTTTCCCAATCGCGGAAATCGTGTCCACCACATCGCGCATCGACAAACCGCGTTTGTTCAAGACACGCTGCTCGCCATTGGGCATGGTGATGATAACATCCTCACCGCGGACTTCTGCCTTCGATCCAGGGAGGTTGAATTCGATGATCTTTGCTCGACGGGCCGGGTCGGTCTCCGCGATGAACAACGCGGCCATCTTGATGTCCCAACCCGTTCCCTTGCCCGGCGCGCCGTCGATTTCCTCGATGACCTTTCCGTCCGCGTCCTTCAACGGCGCGTACCGCCCCTCGGCTGTCACAAAATCGCGATACGGGCCTTTCTCTGCCGTCGGGGATCGGGTTGTTGCGAGCCCTGGCGTCATGCCGCCGCCGGCCGGAAGCGGATCTTTGCCCGTCTTGGCCGCCGCCATCACAGAGGCGTTGTCCGGCATTTCATCTGGACCCCTGGATATGTCCGGTTGATCCCCGAACGCCTGATCGGCAACCGCTTTGGCCGATCCAATGGGCCGGGTCATCCATTGCCCGTTGACCAGATAGGCTTCGTCCCCGGCATCGTTGACGGCCTTCTGTTCGGGCGCGACCCACTGGCCGTCAACAAGAATGCGGACGTTGCCCTGCCCGTCCGTGGCGAAGTGACCCTTCTGAATGTCCATCTATTGCACCTTGAATCCCTTCGGAGGGGCCGGCGTGCCGCTTTTCGGAGCGGTCTTTGCTGTGCCGCCGGAGACCAACGGATTGTTCGCCGTGTACTCGTTCCACTTCTCCGCGAAGCCATCGAGGCTCTTCTTGTCTGCGATATGCTTGCGCATCATCTTCGCCTTCAAGGCCATCCGGCCGGAAAGCTGCGTCATGACTTGAATGAGGCGCTTGTTGCCCTCCGGGGAGTTGGACATATTCGGAACCTGCTGCTGCAACAGCACCCATTCCCGGTCGGATACCGCGCCCTTCAAGGCGGACATGCGATTCATAACCAGTTGCATGGAAATCGCTTTGTAGGTCTGCGCGTCCGCGATCTGGTCCCCACTCATCCCCAGGGCTTTCGGGTCCATGCCGAGCCGCTGCGCCACCTGCGCCACTGTCAATTGCGTTTCCGCGCCAGGGCCAGTCTTGACGTTGCTCTGCAGTTTCGCGAGCATCTGCAATTTTGCCGAAACATCCGCACCCTGGATCGCCGCGCGCTGCGCATCAACATACGTCTTGGCGTCGGCCTTCCCCATTTCCTCGGCCATCTTGCTTTCCCGCTTGTTCATGATGGTAATCACGTTGCGGGTTGCGCCTGCGCGCTTCAGCATCATTTTGTAGGGCATCAAGGCTTTCATTTCCGCCACCTTGTAGCGGATTTTGGCGGCCATATTCCCCTCTTCGGCCTTCGCCTTCATTCTTGCAGCAAGGCCCGTGGCGTAGATTTGATTCGCCATGCCGGCCGTTCTCGGATTGCCCGCCAACATCGCCGCAACTTTTTGAGGGTCCGCCTTCGGATCAGCAAAGGCCTTTTTCAGAAGCTCGTTGGCTTCTGTCTTGCCTTTCTGTTCGCGATAGTGCCCCACACCGAATTGCGCCAGCCGGCCCAGGGGCTGAAGCCAGTTGCTCATCGGCGCCTGGGTTTGCGAATTCTGGATTAGAGCCCGCGCCATGGGGTCGAAGATCTGGGTCTGTCCGGAAGGCCTCATCGCGGGAACCTCATATCCAACTCAGCAGGAGAAAGCCCAAGCATCCGCGCCGCTTCGGAACGATATACCGGCGTTGCCGGGGGCGTGTTCGTCATGTTGCCGCCCAAATAAGTGGGGACGCCATTGAAATCGCCGCTCTGAAGCATCAGGGACATTTGACGCCGCTCTTCCGGCGTCAGGAACTCCGGCGGCACATCGGCGGGAGAACTTGCCGGCTGAAACGAACCATCCTGCGGCAGGATTTCACTCTGGATGTTGGTCGGCGCGACGTTTTCGCCGGTTGCAGGCACGACGAACCCCGGAGGCGCAGAAGCGTTCGGCGTCGGCCCGAACTGACCGGCCTGAAGCCTGTTGGCGACGTGACCGGCGGGCACCACACCCTGTCCGCCCTTCAAAAACACCCCATTGCCCTGAAACATGACCTCTCCTTAGATGAAGGCGCCCATCGCGGCGCTGCCCAACCCGACAATGCCCTGCATCATCGCATTGCGGTTCTGATTCGCCATTTGGCGATTCGCCATCGCTTGCTGATTTGCCATGGCATACGGTCCCATGACATCGACATTCGCCGGCCCGAAAAAACTCTGGCTCTGGATCGGCTGCACCGGCTGCAGACCCAGAAGACCACCCAATTCGGACAATTCCTGTGACCGCAACGCCTGATTTTCTTGCACGGCTTGCGCACGGTTCGTGTTCAGGAAGGACGCTTGGTTCAACTGGTCCTGAATCTGGGCATTGCGGGCACTCATACCCTGACCGAACAGCCGAGAATCTTCCGCCCGACCGGCCGCAACGGCATCAAGCGCCAACTTGCCCATTTGTTCATTCTGAGCGCGGCGCATATCCTCGAAATCGGACCCAAACGCCTCGGAGCCCCTCGGGAGACCCTGGTTGACCAGTTTCGTTTCCAGCCGGCGGTTCTGGTCCTCGAAGACGGGATTCAGCAACCCCATCCCCCGCTCAAACGTCGCGCGTTCGGCGGAATTGATCTGGTCCGCGAAATCAGCCGACCGGGGCACGTCGTCTACCTGATCATAATTGAGGCTGAATTGCCGCTCGGGGAATTGCGTGACATCAATGGGCGCAAGAGGAAGGTTCTGGATGCGCGGGGCCGCCGTTTCCTGCGCAATCAAAGACAGGTCTTCCCGGCCCTGGCGATACCTTTCTTGGAAAGGCGATTCTTCCAGCGCCGCCGCTGCACCGCCCGTCCTCGGCTGGAACTGCCCGTCAGATCCAATGGACCCGAAAATCAGGTTGCCTTGCGGACCAAACTGCGTAATCCGGTTCTGTTGAGCCTGTTGATTGATCAGGCTCTGCGGGTTGATCTGAGGCCCGCTGTCTCCGCTCTTACCGCCCATATTTTCCCGCCTCGAATTCCTCTTTCAAGAGACCGTAAATGATAAGGGTTGACCCATCCGGGTCCGCCCGTCGCACTGCGCCCTCTCGCTTAAAACCAACGCCCTCGATAAGTTTCCGAGACCGCTTGTGGCCCTTCTTGACCAACGCAGTGATGCGGCTCACGCCAAGCGCCTGAAACGGGGTGCCCAGGAACAACCCGATTGTCTCCCGCGTTGCCCATTTCGGCGTGTCCGCCGCAAAGCTGATCTGGCAGTCTCCGCCGCCCTTCCATCGCTTGATGTCTGTATAGACGGCGACAGCCGCCAACTGGTCGCCCCTGCACACCCCGATAGCAGCCGGGTTATCGAAATGTTCCACGCCCCGAATGCGGTCCGCTGCCCACTGCGCCAGATATTCGACAGGTTCGGTGACGATCTGCATCACGTCAACCCGAACCCGGGCTCAAACACATAGTCCGTGCGATACCACACTAAATTCTCGACCGTGCCGGCGTACCGAAGCCGAAGAGATGTTGCGTGGCCTTCTCCCGTGACCGAAAGCCACCCGTCGCGGGTCGTCACTTCCGGGGACCAAAATTCGTCATCCCAGAAGAAATCATCCCAGGTCAGCCCGTCCGTCTCGCTCGATGTCGCCTGCTCAACCAAAACCTCGCCAAAGTCGAAGGCGAGCCCCTGTGTCAGACCCAGCGATCCGCTGCCGCCAACCAACGTCCGAAGCTGCGAAAACCGCTTGGGCGTTGGGCTCCCGAAGGCATTCCATGCCGTTTGGGCTTCCGCATCGATGTTGGCTGAGTTGTCGTTGAACCCCGTATCAGCCTTGTAGACGATCCCACCATCACCGCCGAAATAGAGGTCACGGTTGTACAGCCCCCAACAGCGTGCGTTCATATCCGTGAACCGGCACCAGGCCCCGGTCAGCGTGTTGACAACGTGTTGGCGGTATCGCGATGCCGTTTCCGGAACATTCACGATCACCCGGTTGCCCCTTGGATAGTGGATGATCTGCCATCCGAAGTTTGCGGCATAGCTCCGCGCGGCGGCTGCGGCCGCGCCAGATATTTTGCTCTCCCGGTCCTTGAATTCACCCTTCCGCCACACTTCGGCAAAGGAAACATAGTCTTCGTCCGTGGCGATGAACAAATCGCCCGCCACCTTGGCAATCGCCCGGCGGTCCAGAGGGGCGCCGATGTTGTAAATGCCGACAATCGCCCACGCGGTAGAGTCGCCGGGATCGGTGCCTTGATAGACCGCCGCCTGACCACTCGACAGAATGATCACCAGACGGTCGTCCACGCCCTGTCCTGCGTCCATCGTCCATGTGCCGATGGCGACAATGTTGCCGCCAAGACTGCCAACCCGCGACAGGGGGAATTTGGTCAGCGTGCCTGTGACGGCGTTAATCGCCGCGTACCAAAAATCCTGGCTGTCCTTCTCCCAGAAGAACAGTCGATTTTTGAAGACCTCAACCCCGATCAAATCGGACGTGGTAAGGCCTGATCCACTCCAAGACGGGGTGTTGATTGACCCGTCATACATCTGCGGCGCGTCTTCACCGTTCACAAGGTGAAGTTGCCCGTTGAAATTGACCCACTGCCACTTGTTGGACGTGTATCCGGTCTGGATCGAAGAGGCCGCGCCCGAAGACGTGGCGTCGTACAATCCCCCGGCGCCGGCCGCGATCAGCTTGCGCGTGGTGCCGGCGTGATATTCCGCCAAAGTCTGCACGTCGCCATTTCCAACACCCGTTGCGTGCTGGGCATATCCTTTGCGCAGCGAGACCTTGCCCGTCTCCGGGAAGAAATTGTCCAGGACCACTGCATCGGTCGGGTCCATTGAGTCCAGGGCGTCCCGCGTGTTCCACCCGCCAACCGGAGCCGTGACCGAGCGCATTCTTGACCGTGGCCTGCCCCGCATTCGTTGAATGGCACGCGGATCGTATCGCATCAGATCGCGATGTTCCCCTCGGGCAGGTTGTAGAAATAGTCCGGGCGAGTGCCGACATTGATCGTCGTTCCCGGCGCCGAATGCGAAATCAGTTGATTGACCCGGCTGTCATAGTCCGCCCGCTCGTCGGCATAGCTAAACCCCCCGATGCGCAACATGCGCCAGCGTGCGCCCAACCGGATAAGTTCGTCCGGTACTCGTGGCACGTCCGTGTCTGCCGCCCAATCCGCCTGACCCGTCCCACCGGACGATTCGCACCATTGATTGCTGATGTATTCAATGACCAGTGTCTCGACCCCGGTCGGGGTCGGGTCGATGAAAATGCGCAAAGCCGAATTGTCCGAATCATACTTGACCCGGAACCGCTTTCGATTGGCCGGCAGAGAGACGATGGCGTTTTGGTAGAACTGCCACTGTTCCGGCGTCAGCGAACCCCGCATCCGCCAATAGTTGCTCTGGTCCCACGCGGTGTCGTTGATGTAGCGGTCGTAATCGCTCGGCAAGGCATAGGACGCCGTGCCATTCGCCGTGGTGATCTCATGCTCGCGCACCAACTTGGGCCATTCGTAACGGTCCTTCAGTTCCTCGCACGTCTCCCGGACCACCTGAAGCAGCCGGCGCGCGGTCTGGTTCGTGGACCCCACTATCGCCGTGGGGCGTTCCAATGAGACCAGATCGGACACGTCTTCACAAAGGCTGAGAAGCGTTGCCATCAGATCGACGCCAGGATTTCGCCACCCGTGCGCGGCTTGTCTTCGTCGGGCCGTCGCTCGATGCTGATCCGGACTCCTTCGTCTGCCGCGATGAATCCATCCTGCTGCAATTCGGCAACGAGGTTGGCGGCGAAACGGTCCACCTTCTCTTTCGCAGTCTCAGTCATGCCGCATCCTTTTTTGGCCGGCCGCGTTTCTTGGGCGCATCCGGTTGGTTCAAAAGGCCCTTCAATTGGTCGATCTGGCGTTGCAGGTCTTTCTTTTCCTGCCGCCACGCCTGCTCGTTTTTGTCCGCCGGTCGAAGGAAGTCAGCCGCCCGCGCCTTCAGATCGCGCGCCCCCGGCCCCAACTTCTCCAAAAGAGTGTCGGAGGCGTTCGCGACCTCTTCCACGGTGTGGACCTTCAGAAATTCCAGCTTCGCCACCCAATCCCGCGTCAGGTAGGGCCATTCCCGAATCCGGGTGCCCTCGATCTTATCCTGATCCCGTTTGGCGGCGAAGCGGGCGTACCCCTCCGGCCATCGGCTGCGGTCCTCATCACTCACGCGGCGAACCACTTCGGACTTGTCGTCCCCAGGAACAATGATCTTCACCCATTCCTGCTCACTGGTGACAACGTGGCCTTCCCGGTCCGTGGCGCCCTTGTTGATGACGGTCTTGTAGAAGAAAAGAGCCTTGGCGGTGTCGCGCTGATCCTGCGCAACGGCCACCCAATACTGTTCGTCAGTTTCCATGATGCCTCATTAGTGCCGCGATCAGGCCGTCTCCATGGACGATAACCTTCGGCGGCCGGATTGCCTTCATGTCTTTGAGTTGCTGGAAGAACGCCCGCGCCTGCCGGAGCAGGCTGGGCGTCGTCATGTACTCCTTGCCCAGAATCTCCACCGGGATGCGGTCGGGGCCTGCGTTCACGCGGTGAACATAGGCATGATCACCGCAACAATCAAAACCCCACATATGGAAGACCGTGCATCCGCGATGCCAGTGCAGCGCAAGCGCCCTGGCGATGCTGGACGTGCCGCCTGCAACTCGGAGCGGCGATCTCACAAGATCGTCAATCGGGACGCTGTTCGTGATATGGAAGATCCGAACATCAAACCCGTCCAACTTGTCGAACAAGGCCGGGTCGCACTGTGACGCGACAAAATACGTCACGCCCCTTCTCGGGGTGATCATATCGGGGACTCGCTCGTGCGGGTCCACCGTTACGCACCAGTGCGGCATGACGCCATGTTCGATCAGATGATCGTGCGCCTGATTGATGGCGCAAATTTGTTTGCGTCCCCGCAGTTTAGACGGGTCAAGGGACCACCCTCCACCGCAGAGATTGACAACACCCTTCGCCGGCCCTGGCTCAGGCAACCCCCGCCGCACATTCGCCGCGACGTTGGCCCGCACCCTCTCGGGTTGCTCTAAAAACGGCAGATGTGAAGCTGTCACCCTTGACCTCGAAACTCCATTCCGGGAACTCCCGCGCAATCGTCTCGAACGCCATCGCCTGCTTCACAAAATTCAGCGGGACTTCCCACTCACGCCCGTCAACCGTCAGACTCACGGATTCGCGGGTGCGTAACCCCTGCGCCTTGTGGCCGCCGTTGCCGTCGATCCCGCACAGAATAAATTTCCTGTACCCCATCGCATCGCCAAGGAACGGCGCGCGCGTTGCCCCCGTGGGACCACCAGAAACCATCAACCGAACAGCCCCGGTCATGTGATTTCGCGTTTCCGCGACAACACGTTCGGTTCCCGCTCCGCAATTGTTATGCCAGAGCACCACCCGATGGCCTTCAAGCGCCTCGAAAAGAAACCTGTGCGAGTGAGACGCCAGCAAATAGGTCACGTCCGGATGAGGATTCTGGATATATTGCGCGACCCACGGCAGCGGGTCCGCGTTGATCCAGCCGACCGGAACAATGCCCCTGGAAATCAGATAATCATGCGCCCCGCCCAACGCGAAAACATCGCCCTCGGCAGGGTCCACCAGATCAATCGACGGGCCAGACCCGCAAATGATCATGGTGCGTTCATGCGGTGAACACTCCCCCGTGATTTCAGGGAGATCCCGCGAAAGAGCGCCCCGGACGTGATGCCGAAGCACCGCGTCCGGGACAGGGTTGCGCGTCTCTTTCGAGACGCCTGGAACGCTTACGATTGGAATCGGGCGTTCCGCATGATGATTTCCTTGTTGGTGTCATTGCCGGCGGCCGCAGCCACGACGACAACACCTACAAGGCGAACCGCGCCGGCCGAAGTCGCGTCATCGACGTGACCTGCGGTGGCATTGGTCCACAGCTCTTCGGTGTCGGCGGCACAAGACGCCTTCACGTTGCCCTTGATGTTGGTGCCCTCAATGTGGACCCAGCCGAAATCGTTATCGGCCAAAGCCACCTGAGCCACACCCACCATGTGTCCGGCCGCACCGCCAGCATCGGCAAGCGCGGTCGCCTCGAAGTTCTCATCAATCGACACGAAATCGTATTGATCGATGGCCCCCGCAGCATGGACATAGACGGCAATGCCGCCATCGTTGGTTTCGGCACGAGTCCCAAGGGCGAATTCATTGCCCTCGTCGCTCGACGTGCCCGTGCCCGCCGGAGTGGCGGTCAGGTCAGCGCCGATGATGCCATTGGTCAGAAAAGCCATGATCGCTACTCCTTCAAAACGCCCTGACGGGCGGCGTTGGACATGGTGAGGTTGCCCATGAAGATGATCGGCTTGACCATCGCATCTTGATTCACCGAAGACTTGTCCTCCAGCGGGGCGAAGTTCGCCTCACGGTGGACACAGAACTTGATGTATTCGGTATTCAGGAAGTACATGCGGTCGGCGTTGATCGTGCTGTCATAGACAACATCGGCAGAACCACCCGGACCGTAGTAGGTCAGGGTGCGGAAGCCGGACGACCCTTCGTCTGCGCCGGTAATGCGCTGAATCGTCTGCAGGCTGTTCCAGAAATACTGGAACTTGTCCGAGCCGGCCACGATCAGATCCGGGGCGTCCGCATTGCGCACGCACTGAATCCACAGCGCGTTCATGTAGCCCTGGATGTTCGTCGCGGACGTGGTGTCGCCGCCGTCCGAAGTCGCATCATAGACTTGACTCTGCCAGAACGAATAGTTAGCCCGGTTGATGCCGCCAGCGGTGCCAGTGGACGGGTCATCGGGAACCAGCAACTGCAGACCACCGATCTGCTTGCCGCTGGAGCCGGTGCCGTCCGAGGCGATGCCGGTTGCCACATTGTTCATCATCGTCCGGTCCGCGTTCTTGATGCGCGATTCCAACAGGTCGATGATCTCATCGTCGCCGCTGTTCATGCGCATCTCCTTACCGGAGATGGTCACGTTGACGGCGGCCTGTTTCCAGTTGAATTCGGCGGCACTCAGCACGTCAGACGCCGAAACGTCCAGCACTTCGTAGCCGTCGTACCACTGGAAGGTTGCGTTCTCCGCGTAATCCAGTTCATGCACCAGGGTGCGGCCGCCGGATTTCAGCGAAATGTTTCCCCGCTTCTTCAAATACCGAAGCAGCGGGACATGGTTCGTCACGTTGTCCGCAAGGGTTTCCGACCGATTGCGGTGCGTGGTCGTGACGATTTCCGAAAGATTCGGAGATGCCATTTCCTAGCTCCTTATGCTCCACGCACAGCCTGTTCGACAGCCTCCCGGATGCTCCCAGCCTTACCAGACCCGGCGCGCCCCGATCCCGCCGTTCGCGCGGCAGAAGCCTTGCGGGCCTTTTCTGCCTCCTGGCGGCGCTTGGCCTCAGCCGCTTGGTTGGCCTTCTGCTGGTCCGCCTGCATGAGCCGGCCCCGAACATCGGGGTTGCTCCAAACGGCCATTTCGTAGGCCTGTTCCAACGACTGCGCCGCGCCAGCCTGGATCAACTGACCCATCTGCGTGCGAACGTCCGTGAAATAGGGGTATTTGGGCTTGCCCTGCTCATCCGTGGCGG